AGTTCGCTCAATTTGTTTTTCATAGAGCCAACACCTTCGTTAACCTTTTTTTTGGCTTCGCTCATCCCCGTTTTAATGCGATCTTTCATTTCTAGTAACAAGGTTACTTTTGCCTGTCCGTCCATAGTATTGCTTTTTAATTAAATGCGTTGTATATTTGTAGTGCGGATGCGATGTGTCGCAAGCGCTCCACAGAAGCCATTGCTATTTATAGTAATGGCTTCTGTCTTTTATAATAATCTCATCATTCTGCATAATCCACACCTCGCCCAGATTACTGGAGTTGTTATATTGCCCTTTCAATACCCGGTCGATGTTGCCCATGGATAATCCTTCGCCCCTTATTTTTAACACCACATTGTTGGCCTGTTTGGTTTTTTGCTTCACGGCCTTTTCGTTAACTTTTTGTTTTAAAGCCTTATCTGTAGCGTTAAGCTCGGTAAATTCAAACAGCTTGTTATTTATCAAGGCATCGGGGTTTTTGCCCTTTGCAAACTGCTTTGTTTTATAAAGCAATTCCCTTATGTCATCATCGGCCTTACCTAGTATGGGCAGCAACTTAACATCGTGGCCTTTATCGGCCAATGTTTTGGCAATATCTATGTTTTGGCCAGCTTCATTAATGCCGTGGTATATGTGCATATCAACCGTTTTACCAGTTGTCTCGCTCACGTAAACATTATTGTAGGCCACATCATCGGGTAAGCTACCAACGGCACGTTTCATCACATCCGTTGGCACTCCGTTGTAATATGGATGGCCTTTAGGAAATATTAAACCCGTATTGGCTAAGTTGGTAGCAAACATACTGTCAATAGGCACTTTGGGTAAAGCATCGGTTTCAACGGCATAGCTACTGGCTAGTTGGTTGGCATCGCAACGGCACTTCCAACCATTGGGTGGGAAATAGGTACGCCAAAAATCATCCGTTATCTTACGTATAATACCGTTGAGCAATTGGTGTTCGTGCCTTACGTTTTGGTCGCCAACTGTTTGATAAATCAAATAGGGTTGGTCATCGGCGTTTTGCTGAAACTCGCTCCAACGGCTGGACATAGTGGCCGAGCCTATGGCGTGATCGTATTCTGTTTTTAACCATGTGCCATTATATTTATCATGTACAGCTGTGGCCTGTTCTTTAAACTCGGCAAAGTCTCTAAGCTTGCCATTATCATCCACCAAAGCGAGTGTCATATCTCGCATTTGCTGGTAGTTTTTCGCCGCCGAAAATTGCCATACATCACGAGTAAGGCGGTTAAGCATTATACCGTCGGGCGTTGCAAAGTCAACGGATGTATAACTTTTATCCGTGCCCTGGACAACACTATCCTGTAATACACTGCCCACGATACCCAGCAACTTTGGGTAAATTTGGCCTGCCTTTACTTTGCCCTCGTAAATATCTGTTAAAAGAGGGTTTAAAAGCCTTTTAATGTTCGTTTCAACACCGTTTGGCAATGTGCTTTCTGCTGTAGGGTGTTTGCCGCCACAATGTGGGCAAGGCTCGTATAATGCTTGGGGAATAGCCGTGGCCGTTGGGCTATTCCCTACCGAAAATTTTTACTAAAAGCTGTTGGCTTACCTGCAGCAGAGGTGGCTGGAGTTTGCTTTTTGCCAATGATGGGTATATTAAACCTACGGCTCACCCATTCCTCCTCTATTTCGTAGTGCTCAAGCGCACCGCTTACAATTTCCCAAAGTTCTTTTAGTGTCAATTCTTGTGAGCGGTCAAATACAAACTCATCGCCATCCTGAAAAGGAAATCCCCAGGAGCGCAACAAAGGAATCAATTTACCATTAACAGTAAATTCAATCATCCTTTTATCGCTTTCACTTATTTTTTCATCAAGTGTACGCTCATGGACTTCGCTCTGGCTCAAACTTGCACCGTTATCACTTAGCATAGTACCGCCCACGATACGCTTACTAATTTCGTTATTGGTAAAGGTAATTTGCTCACTGAACACTTTGTGCGGATCGCCTTTTGTAGCAGCATCATGGATGGTTATTTTTGCACCTTCAGGTAAAACAGCCTGTGCCGCTCTACCTAACTGGCGCATCATGCTTTCAATACGCTTTAGCTCCTTTTCGTCGGTAATGCTTGTTTCGGCACTCACCAGAGGGATACCGAAACGCTCGCTAAAATCAGCCCACACTTGCTGTGCATTGCGTTTCCAAATTAATTGAGGAACAATATCATTTAAAATACCATGCCTGTCTTTATTGTACCTGAATATTACAGTTCGTTGAAATGCTGGTTCAGTAAAGTCAACTCCCATATCACCACCAGCTTCAAATAACACCATGTTTTTACTTGGTATTATATTTCTACGTGGAATTAAATCCCACTTCATATTTGCTGGCTCTGTTAATTCAATCACGGAATATCCACGGTAAACACTATCCAATAGATTCTCCATCATGTCATAAAACCACTCAGTTTGCAATAGCTTAGTTCGTTCTTCAATTTCATCACCATTTTTATCCCGTATGTAGAAACGACTGCATAGAGTAGCGGCATTCCTAATATCAATTTGAGACATTAAATGTCCGTCAGTCATCAGGTTGCCAATTAAATCTTGTAATAATACAGATTTTGGGTTTTCGGGATCCTCGAATGCTGCCAAGGCTGAACGCCACTTTTTAATGTCGCTGCGGCTTCGGTCGGCAAACTCGTTAATTAATTGTGTAATTATACCCTTACTTTTTTTATCAAGTGCTAAAGGTATATTGGTTTGCTTAAATGCGCCCCATAAATACTCTTTTGTGGTGGATATGCTGTTTTTAATATTCATAGCTTTTTTAGTATCAAGTATCAAGATGTTAGTATCAAGATGGGTTTACATTGATTAATAAGTTTGGTCTTCGACTGGGCGTTGGCTCCATATTTTAACCAAGCCCTGCACGTTACCCTCTTCGTCGGTTATTAATGGCAAATCGGCTTGTGCGCCACCTTGTACATCTTGCAGCCATTTAAGCGCATCGTTATACCGCAATTCCCTTGTTTTAGGAATGTTGTTGGGACCTTCTTTTGTCCACAGGTGGTAAAGCGTAATATCAATGGCCAACATAACGATGTATTGATCGCGTAAATCTTCCTCGGCTTCACCAGGCGCATTGATAAAAATGGCATTCACGTCGAACCGCCCGGCCAAATGGTTTCGCATTTGTGCAATGGCCATCTTTTCGGCCTTTAATATTTTTATTCGCTCATTAGTAACATCAATAATCTTTGATATTTCGGAGCGTATTTGCACGTCGTAATCACTCTGTTGTAAAAATGCCATGTTATTAGACTTTTAGATATTAGACTTTTAGACAATAGACTAAAAGCGGTTTTTACTATATGAACTCCGCATTTCTTCAGCGGATGTTATCATTGGCTTAAAATTATCACGCTTAACATACTCGCTCAATTGGTTTATGGCCTGTTCGTCGGCATCGGGTCCATCATCGTGGGTTTTGTAACCGGGTTCAATTCCCTTTAGCTGTGCTATGCCTTGCTGCATACAGTTATTGGCAAGCTCCTTTTCGTTGTGGAATATCCGGCCATTTTGATAATAAGGGTGCAGCGTAAGTATGCGGTCGTATTTGTTGGCGCGCGGCCTGTCAACCACCACAATGTTAAGCGAGCGCCCTATTTCCTGTGATACTTTGTGCAGTGCATCTTTCATGGGGTCGTTCCAGAACTGGCTTTCAACTTTCCAATGAACGATAACACTGGGCGGTAGTTCCTTTTCGTAATCGTACATAAAACGTATGGCATCGGCCATTTTACACTGTTTTAAAAAGGATTTTAAATGCCAAAAATTACGCCCGTGCAAAGCCCAAACTTTAACTGCGTTGTAATCGTTTTTGCCCGAGTAGGCCACATCCCAAAAGCCCACAATTATTTTAAAGTGGTCTATGCGTGGAGGCTTTGCCCATTGTATCATGTCATCGGTAAATATTTTACCTTCAACATGAGGCTCGTGGTTGTACTCCGCTTTTGCGGCTATTACACCCAAATCCTCTTCTACCTCTTGGTAATAGGTGTCGCTGTATTTGCCTTTCCATGCAGGCGCATACGTAACCGGGTCGTAAGCTTTTACCAAATCAACATTCCATTTTGGGTGCTTTAGTTCCAGTTCGTTTTGTATGCTGCGTGGCCAAGGGTCGTTATTTGGGTGCAGATAACGGCGCACTTCACCATCCATGGTAGGTATAAGGTCACGCTCAACCCATGTAACCACTTCATCCTGTCGCTTAGGGTTTTTGCTGGTTTCCTTATCTTCTAAATCATCGCAAACAATAAAGTTTGGCCGCTGGGATCCCACGCGCAAACCACGGGGACTTTGACCCATACCTAAGGACTTGGCCATAAAACGACCGTCTTTTGTTCTGAAGTCACCATCTGTCCAGGAGCCGTCTAACTTTTGGTTTTTGAAATCGTGTATAAGCAAACTATTGGCCTCAAACTCGGCTTGTGCATCACCTAAAAGTATGTCCGCTTTATCCTTATTGTTGGCCACTATGACCAGGTATATTTTTTCGCCATTAATCCATAGCCATAAAGGAATTAAAGTATCGCATACTACCGACTTAGCCAAGCCACGCCCCCAGCGAACCAGTATCCTACATTTAACGTCAGACTTTGTGCGTTTAGCCAATCGCACGTGAAAGTCAGGCGTAGGCGCATCGGCATAATGAGGAAAGTAGGTTTTTACAAAAAAAGCAAAATCATTTTTTGCCTTGTCTATTCGCTCTTGTTGCTCTGCTTTTGTTTCGTTGGGGTTTATTGCACTCCCGGAGCGGATTAAACTAAGCTTTTCCCTGAACCGTGCTAATGCCTGTTTGTCCTGAACCTTCATGCTATTTAAACTTTAGTGAAATGTCGTTTAAATGCACCTCCTGAAAGTCGAGCATTTTTAAATATAGCTTTTCGTCAAAGTTGCGAAGCGCATCAAAAATCATTTCCATAACGCCCAGGTAAGTAGATAGTGAAATGACACTTTCCTTGTTAATGGTTTCGAGTGTTTTGTTCCACTTACTCACGCCATCATCCACCTTTGCAATACTGGATCGCAATTGTGTGCAACGTTCCAAATCGCCAACAGACTCGGCTTGTTTTAGCTCGCGAGTGTCCGAAAGTCGCTGTTCGCTAAGGTCGTTAATCAATTGCCTTATGTTTTCGGTGCGCACACCGGGAGCCGACAAACGAGCATTGCGTTCGCTGCGCCAAGTGTTTGTGTTAATCCACTTGCTTAATGTTTGTTCGCTCACATCCAGCATCTGGCTAATTTCCTTAGCTGTTTTCCCTTGCTCCACGAACATTATTCGGGCTATTTTAAGTTCTCTCTTTTTGGCCATTTACACTTTATTTATATGCAAAAGTGAAATTAAAGCCCCTTAAAAACGAATTGTAGTAACATGCTTACACGCTCTGTTATAAGGGTTACACTATTATTTGAATGCTTGTTTTTGATGTACTAACCTTGCATTGACGAAAGGCCGAAAAAGGCAATAACAAGTAACGAGTAAAGCGCATGTTTAAAGTTGAAAAATTAGCCGACAAAGCAGTATTAACCATCTACGGTTACGTGGGCGGATATTACATGGATTATCGAAATGTTGCCGAGGCCATTGAGGAGGTTAAAAAGGCAGGCTTTAAAAAGCTGGACTTTAGAATGCATACCTATGGCGGTTCTGTATTTGATGGTAATTTAATTTACAACTTCCTATCGGCCTTTGATGGTGAGCTGCATATTTACGTCGATGGTGTGGCCGCTAGTATGGGTTTTATCATTATGCTTGCCGCTCCTACGCAAAATGTACACATCGCATCAAATGGCTTAGGCATGTGCCATTCGCCAAGCGGAGGAGCCAACGGAAATGCAAAGGATTTAGAACAGGCCGCTAACTTACTGCGCCTACTCGAAAAGAATTTTAAAGCAGTACTTAAAGAACGCACTGGTAAAACTGATGCCGAAATAGAAGCATTGTTCGACGGTTCGGACTATTGGTTTGATGCCGATGGATTAATTGAATTGGGCTTGGTGGGTAGCAAGTTCGACCCCAAGGTAAAGAATATTGAAAGCTTAAATACCGAAACGGCATCATCCATAGGTGCCAAAGCTGCATACGAACGTTTTGCAGCCCTTACCACTACTGAAAAACCACAATTAAATAATTCAGAAACTGAGATGAATAAAGCAGAAATGATTAAAAGGTACGGCCTTACCAGTGTAACCGCCGAAAGTACCGACGAAGAGGTATTGGCCGCTATCGACGCAAAGATGCAGGCCAAGGATGATGCAACCGCCGCCGAAAGGAGAAAATCCATTGAGGCCGCCGTTGATGGCGCCGTTGCTGTTGGTAAAATTACCAAAGAGCAAAAAGCAAACTATGTAGCCCGAGGCGAAAAACTGGGCTTGGAAGATTTAACTGCCATACTTGCCGATATGCACAAGCCTGAGAGCATCAGTAAGCATATTAAAAGCGGCGGTAAAGATGGCGCCCCAAATGCCAAGCGCGAAGGTTGGGACTGGGACAAGTACCAGAAAGAAGCAGTGGCCGAATTGGAAGCAATGCCAGCAAATGATCCTGAAACCTTTAAGGCTTTGTACAAAGCTAAATATGGCGTTGAGCCCGAGGTTTAGTTAACTAAATTTTTAAATTTTTATTTTAAGATAGATGAAGTATTCAAAATTAATTTTAAGCATCCTGTTCTCTGCCATGGTTTCCATCATGGGCGGTACAGGTATAGCCATGGCGGCCGGATGGTCTCCTATGCTGGTTAGTGGCATTATTATGGCCACTCAATTTATACCACAAGGCAACTTGGGTATATTAATGGCAGGTGTGCGCCGTGAGGTGTGGACAGGGTCTGTTAAGCAAGAACTTTCGGAAGCCGAGAATGCTACCTTTTTAGATGGCATTGAAGATTATAGCCGCTATGTGAGTGCGGTGGGCGACGAAATGCAGGTTATACATCTTGTATATATGGGCGTTAGTCCGGATGTATTAATCAATAACACTACCTACCCTATTGCAGAGCAAAATTTGGGCGAATCCGACATTCCAATTACATTGGATAAGTATCAGACCAAAGTTACGCCTGTTACCGATGATGAATTGTACGCTTTGTCGTATGAAAAAATCACGCTTGTAAAAAGCAAACATGCGAAGGCCATTGCTATAGCTAAGTTTATGAAAGCGATACATGCGCTATCTCCTAGCGCAAATACCGCCAACATGCCTGTTATAGTAACTACGGGTGCGGATGATGGCACAGGGCGTAAGAAGCTTGTTTGGGCTGACATTGTGCGGTTTAAACGCCAGTTAGATAAGTTAGGGATACCTATTGTTGGCCGACGTTTGGTGCTATGTACCGACCACGAAAATGACTTGTTGGAATTAGATCCCAAATTTAAGGATCAGTATTATAATGCAGAAAGTGGTAAGCCTTATTCAAGGTTAGGTTTCGAGTTTCACTCGTATGTGGCGAATCCTTATTATAACCCAACCACTTTGGTTAAGCTTTCGTTTGGTGCCGTTCCTGCTGGAACCGACAGACAAGCTACTGTATTTTTTAGCGTGGCACGTGCTGCCAAAGCTACTGGATGGACTAAGATGTATTATTCCGAAGCATCCACTGACCCAGCGAACCAAAGAAACTTGGTGAACTTCCGTCATCATTTTATTGTGCTACCAACCCAAGAGGATTCTCGTGGCGCAATTGTGAGCGCAAACGTGTAGTAATAGTTTTAACCTGTAATACATGGCAGATTCCGAACGTGATATGAGTAAGCTCACCCAGCGTGAGCTGCTCATACTCTTAAACGAGAGAGTGGGTAACCTTAATGATAAGCTGGATCGTGTTTCCATTAGTCACTATGCCCTCAGGGAGGAAGTCAATAGTATTACCATAAGGAACAAAACACTATCCGCTATGTGGGGCGTATTTACCGTATTGATTACCCTATTTATTAATGCATTTAAAATCTTTAGATAAGATGGCAGAAAAAAAAGCAAAAGGATTGAGCACCGCAGAGGAGCTCGAACTCATGGACAAGCTGAAAGTAGATGTCCTTTATAAAAACCACAAAGGCGAGTACTTTGGGAGTGACAACCTTGCCGGGCTAAGTATTACAGCCGAGGAAAAAAAGGCGGGCAAAAAAGTAACCACACTTACACGTGAGGTACTTTCAGGTAAAACAACCGAAAACGCTTAGTTAAATGAGCGTTGTGATAAATAAGGGCGAAGTTGGTGCCGCGTTAAATCCGCTTGCCGATGCTATATCAGGACTGTTAGTTAACGGTCCCGTTGTAGCACCTGGCGCGGGTGTAACTGGCGTTGCCAATGGAACCCTTTATAAACTCGAAAAGGTTAAGGATGCCGAGGCCATGGGAATTAGTGCCGCTTACGACAGTACAAACGATGTACGTGTTTATAGGCACATTACCGAATTTTACCGCATGGCTGGTGAAGGTACTCCTTTATACCTGGTAGTTGGTATCGAAGCTTCCACAATGGAAGATTTGATTAGCAACTATGCACAAACAATGATATCTGAGGCTAATGGCGAATTACGCCGCTTGGCCGTAGCATTTAATCAACCAACTCCATACGTTCCTGTGTACGTGGATGGACTCGAGCAATCGGTTCGTTTATCCATTCCATTGGCTCAAACATTATGCGATTGGGCTTGGGATACAAATCGTCCTATTAATGCTTTTCTGGAAGGTCGTGGCGTTAATGGATTGGTTGCCTCACAGCTCGACCTGCGAGGTATTGAAGTTGCCGCAGCGGTGCAGCAATATGGCAATGTTTCCGTGTTGATTGGTCAGGATTGGGATTATGCCGATACATTAACTGGAGAGTCTAAAAACTTTGCAGATGTAGGCACCATGTTAGGCGTTAGTGCCAGCATTGCAGTTAATCGCAACATTGGCGAGGTGGAAACACTGGATATAAGTGATGCTAAAAAACTGATTTGGCTTACTGCCGGATTGAGTAACCACGAAAAGATAACCGCCGTTGAAGCCGATTTGGCCGACTACGATAATAAAGGTTACATTTTCGGCATGAGCTATACCGGCATTACCGGGTTTCGCTTTAACGATGACCATGTATGCGCACCTGAAATAGTGGACGCCAATGGTTTTTTTAACGAAAACACTATAGCGCACGGACTAACCATGGGTAAAGCAAAGCGCGAATTGCGCAAACGCCTGTTACCAAAGGTTAAAACCATTGTGCCTGTTGATACAAGCACAGGCAAGCTGTCTATTGGTATGGTTAAGTACTTCCAAGGTTTAGGCAATGCCGCCTTTGATTACATGGCCGGACGTGGCGAAATATCTGGCGGAGCTACCACTGTGGATCCAAACAGTGATTTGCTGACTGGAGATAAGGAACTGAAGGTGTCATTTGTGGTAGTACCTACTGGTACCATCAAAAAGATTACCGGAACTATAAACCTCAAAACTAAATTGTAATGAGCTTAGTACGTAAAAATGGTAAAGCCTACGATGGCGGTGATGTAGTTATCGCCATGTTTGGCAGTTTAAGTTTCGAGGTTACAGAGTTGAGCTACTCAACCGAACAGGAACACCAGTTGAATCATTCGCTGGGTAGTAACCGCGGTTCTAGTTTTTCAATGGGCAAAATAACCAACACCGGAAGTATAACCATGCGGCTTGCAAGTGTAAGCAGCATCGAAAAAGCTGCGGGTGGCGATTTGCTTAAAATACAACCATTTGAAGTCAACGTTTCGTTTGTAAACGAAAACAACGATATCATAAACGACACCTTGCTGGTAAAGTTCCAGGATCAAGGTAGAGATGTTCCGTCCGAAATGGACTTGAAACGACAGTTCACACTGTTTGTTTTGGATATTGATTACAACAATGCATAAGAATGCCAGCCCTTCGGGGCTGCTTCTTTATTTTCTCATACAATAAATTCACCCAAAAATTTTACCCAAATGACAGTAAAAAAAGAAGGTACAACCCTACAGACAGTTGTAAACATGAAGGATGGAAACCTATTGCCAGATGGCATTACACAGGAGACCATTGACGCTTGGAAACAACGCTACGGCGAAACCAAAGTTAAGCTTGCCGAATTGCCCATTAACGATGATAGAACACAGTTTTTAGCAGTTATAGGCCGTGTGCCCGACCGCAAAACAGTGGGCGAGTTTGAAAAGTGGATGGATAAAGACCCTAATAAGTCAAAGGAAATATTACTTAACGCTTGCTTGCTAACCGAAAAGGACAAAGTTAAGGCTGATGACTTCCTGTTTTATGGTGCATTCGATTTTATCACTAACCTATTACCCGTTGCCAAGAGTACCATAAAAAACTTATAGGCGGCTATCCGCACATCGACAGTGTTGATGATACAGATAGCCGCCTTAAAGAATTGGCGAATTTTTTTAGGCGAGGTAATGCACTCATGAGCTTGTTTATGCACATCCCATTCCCGGAGCGACTCAGCGATGACCTTTGGATGGAAAAATTTAGACAGCTGGAGTGGCTTGCCGATCAAAACTTACTAGGGATAAAGAAAAACAACGATGGCACAAATTAGAATAGGCGGCATTATTGAAAGGTATAACGAGGCGTTTGGCATTACCGCACAAAAGGTAACGCCACGCCTTATTCAACTTGCCAATAGTGATAGAGTTGGCGCAAACATAAACCTACCGGGTTTAAGTGTGTATAACGATACCGATGCCACCTTTGCCAACGTTACTTTTAAAAACTCCCTTACCGGAAAAGAATATAGTTTCGGGCTAAACACCAGCGATAACAAAGCACTACCATTTTTTAAGTTTCACAACACAGAACAATCCAATAGTTTTCTTGCACCTCCACCCATGGTAAGCTTTAGGCGTGGCAAAAACGTAGTAAGAACAGCAATAGACCGTAGCGAGTTTGAGGTTATTGAAAACTTTGGATTAAAACCTTACGAAATACACCTGCAAGGCATTTTGGTTGATACCAACGACCATCAATATCCCAACAGCTTATTAACTGAAATATCACAGATGTTTGAAGCCGCAGGAACATACGCCGTTACAGGTGCAATGTTTAACGACTTAGGTATTACCGAGGTGTTTTTTAACGATGCCTTTCAGGTGAGTTTTGTTGAGGGTTTTGTGGATACCGTTAAATATAGTGTGAATGCGATAAGTACAAGTAATGCCGAATTTTTAGTACAACAGCAATGAAAATGTATTACGAGCCAAATAGCCGCATAACCGTTGGTAACGTTGTTTTTAATAACGTGAACAAGGTTACCATTACCGAGAGCGTAAAAGAACTTGGTGATAAGGCTATGGTTGTGATTCCACGTAATTACCAAAAGATTGCTGGTAAAGGAGTACTGGAGTTTATTAAGACCGGAGATGCCGTAACCATTGAACTGGGTTACGATGGTAAGTACTTTGAGGAATTTACAGGATTCCTTGACGAAATAGAAAGCAGCGAGCCATTGGTGTTGCATGTTGATGATGCCTTTTATCCGCTAAAGCGAAACAACTTTAACCATGCTTTTAAAAGTACAACATTAAGAGAGGTACTTGAATATGTTTCTCCAGGATACAATATTGATTGTCCTGATGTACCATTAGGTGCTTTTGATATCCCAAATGTAAGCTCATACAGAGTTTACAAAGAGATATTGAAGCAACGGGGTTTTTATGCAAGGATAAAAGGTAAAAATATAAAGTGTTGGTGGGCTTATGATTTTAACGCCTATCCAATTCATACATATCAGTTTTACAATAATGTAAAAAATAATAACCTAAAGTATCATCGAAAGGAAGATATTAAATTAAGAATTAAGGGGATTGCAAATAAACGTAATGGCACAAAGTTAACATATGAAACTGGCAGTACTGATGAAAATGCCAATTTAAGAACTCGGAACTTTGATGATATATCAATGGATGAATTAAAGATAGCTGTTGAAAATGAATATAAAATGTTTGCTTTTGATGGCTATTCCGGTTCAATAACAGGCTTTGCATATCCGCACACCCACGCAGGTGAAACATTGGCAATTATATATAGTATGGAGCCTGACCGAGAGGGTAAGTTTTTGATTGAAAAATCAATAATTACTTACGATTTAAACGAGGGTTATCAGCGCGAAAACACTTTAAGTTTTAGGGTATGAGTTTGGAAAGCGTAATACAGGAAACAATAGAAAAGGCCGCCGCTGCAATTATCCCGGTAATGGTTACCGAAGGTGAGGTTACCAAAGTGGATAAAGTTAAAAATACATGCCATGTAAAGCGTGAGGGTTTGCCACAGCTGTTTGATGTACGATTAAATGCCATTGTTAGTCCAGGAACAAACGTTGTTTCCATTTACCCAAAAGAGGGTAGTCGGGTCCTGGTTGTTTTGGTAGAGAATAATAAAACCGATGGTTATGTATTGACCGCAACCGATATCGACGAAGTAATAATAAATGGAGGTGAGAATGGAGGTATAGCCATATCGCAAGCGGTAATTGACGAAATACAGGCTATTAAAGATGATTTGAACGATATTAAAACAGTGTTTAAAACATGGGTTACAGCTCCCAACGATGGCGGGGCATCATTAAAAACAGCAGCGGCCACATGGTTTGCCGCCCAGCTGCCCGATGTGGATCCATCTGCAATTATTAATACTAAAGTAAAACACTGATGGCACGTACAGATTACCTATTAGACGAAAGCAACGATTTTGCCACCGAAAACGGCGATTTTATTACGGGACCATCCGACGCACAACATGTGGCCTTATTGTGCCAACTGAACAAAGGTGAGCTAAAGGAAAGCCCAACCATAGGAGTAGGCTTGAGTAATTACCTTAAAAAACAAAATACCAGCCTAACCGAGATTAAAAGAGAGATTAAAGTTGGCCTATTGGCCGATAGCTATAAAGTGAATGATATAACCGTGGATACAGACGGTAGTTTTAAACTTGATTACGAATTGGAGGAATAGTTATGGCAAGATTTGAAGAAGCATTTAACATTACATTAAAACACGAAGGTGGTCACTCTGACCATGCTAAAGATAAAGGTGGTGAGACCTATAAAGGTATTGCCCGTAATTTTTGGCCTGATTGGGCTGGTTGGCGAATAGTTGATGAGATTAAAACGACATTCTCTCCGGGTAGTTGGAAAGCCAACTTTGAAGGAAGCATTCATTTAAACGAATTAGTGGAGTCGTTCTACCGTTACCATTTTTGGGATAAATCTAATTGCGTGCATATGCCACAACCCATAGCCAACGAGCTTTTTGACACTTCGGTAAACATGGGTATAGGTTATGGCGGCAAGTGCCTACAACAGGCTTTAAATAAGCTAAACCGTAACCAACAGGATTACCCTGATTTAATCGTAGATGGTGGTATTGGTAACAAATCAATTGATGCCCTTAAGGCTTACTATGCAACCAGTAGGTATTCATCACGCAATGGTGAGAAACTCACCATGTGGCTTTTAAAGTGGATGAATTTTTATCAGCTTAAAAAGTACGATGACATTACCAATAGAGATTTAGAGCAAGAAATATTTATACCCGGTTGGACAGAAAGGACGTAAGCTATGGCAGGCAAAAAATTTAAAGAAACCAAAGTGGGGCAATTTCTAAGTAAAGCAGCCCCCAGTGTATTGGATTTAGTTGGTGATGTTTTTCCACCTATTGAATTACTGGCCAATTTGGTTAGAAAGGAAGCTCCGGAGCTGACCAATAATCCTAATTATTTGGAAACGCTGGAGCATTACGAACTGGACTTAAAGTATCATCAAGATAATACGCAAAATGCAAGGTCTATTTATGATAACAGTAAGGACATAACCGATAACCTGGCACAAAAAATAATGAATTGGAATTTGCCCTTTATTTTGGCATTAGTCCTTGTAAATATTGCTTGTGTACGTTGGTTAAACTCTGAACTATTAGCGGTGGTGAGTAATGTTATTGGCATGGTTATGCAGAAACTATTCGAGGAACGTTCATCCGTCACCAACTTCTTTTTTGGAAGTAGCAAAGGGTCAAAGCAAAAAGATAATTTGATTATTAAGAAGTAATGAACAAAACAACTGCAATACTGTCGGGTGAAACCCTGTTCGATGTGGCCATAAAACGTTATGGTCACATGCAGGGCCTCGCCAAACTTATTGTCGATAATGGGCTAAGTTTTACCGATGAACCTGCCCCAGGATATGTATTACAGTTGGATGAATTGGAGCGCTTCGACAACTTACCAACTGTAACAGTTGCCAAACAAGTTAACGAGCTACCCAATGAGGCTACGGCAGAGGCAGGGCAAAACATGTTTGATATGGCTTTGCAGATATATGGCGATATATCCGGTTTAGTAGAACTATCAAACGATAACAGCAGGTCATTGACGTCTGACACGTCGGCAGGTGATAAACTAAAGAGTAGTACCCAGTTAAAAAACAAACTGCTTGTAGAATATTATAAGGGTCAAAACATTAAACCCGCCACCGGATTAACACCTGCAGAAAGCGAACAATTAAAACCAGAAGGTATAGACTACTGGGCAATAGAATATGATTTTGAAGTAAGCTGAAGATAAGATATGAGATATAAGTATCAAGTATCAAGATGATATACATGATGTTAATAGTCTTGATACTTGATACTAAATACTTGATACTATAAAGAAAAATGGCACGAACAATAACAAACATACAGCAGGGAATGATTGACACCATCCAAACGGATGCAGTGTTAAAAGATAAGTTGACTTCTACCAGCAAAACAGCACTTTGGCGGCTCACGACTTATGTGGTTGCGGTGGCCATTTGGTTGCTCGAAGTACTGTTTGATAAACACGTGCAGGAAGTGGACAATAAGCTAGCCACGCAGCTTACACACAACCTGTATTGGTATGCCAATAAAGCAAAGCAGTTCCAGTATGGCTTTCCACTTGTGGCCGATACCGACACTTACGCCACTATTGACGAAGCTGCACAAATTGTTACACATGCCGCCATCGACGAAATAAACGGAACCCTGTTTATGAAGGTAGCAAAGTCAGTGGATGAGCAATTACAGCCATTAGATACAGTGGCACCGGATGAGTTGACCCCATTTACCCAATATGTAGCAAGGTTTAAGGATGCAGGTGTAAAGGTCGTTATTGTTTCCACCGTAGGGGATTCGCTGCGTTTGGTGATGGATGTATATTACGATCCTTTGGTTATTAATGCCGATGGTACGCTGATAGTTGACCCCAGTCAAACACCAGCAGAGGACACCATAAAAGCCTTTATTACTAAGCTGCCTTTTAACGGTGAGTTTATCCCTGAAAGCATGGTCGATGCATTGCAAGCCACAAGCGGAATTGATATCCCTACCATATTATCTGTAGAAACAAAATATGCCGCCAACGATTGGCAGGCCGTGCAGGGTAAAGTAGTTCCAAATGCCGGGTACCTGACCATTGCACCCGAAGACTTAACGCTCAATTACAAGGCCAATGTTTGACTTGGATTTTAATAAGGTAGTTGTATGGCTTTTGCCGCGCATGGTTCGCACCGTGTTTAACGTGGCATGGCTAAAAGCATTGGTTCAGCCAGTAGTATTGATATACACAGGGCTAAACGGCTTTTTAAGCTACCGAAATAATATTCAATACAAGCTAAACCACAACGGCCAAGTGTGCTATTTAGAGGCTGCTTTAAACGATACTTTTGATACCGCTGAACGCAGAATATACCTAACCGATGCCGGTGGCGACGTGATCACCCTAATTAACCGTGACACCGACGGAAATGCGCTAATCATAAACGATGACCCCAATGGCGGCATCATAATACATAACGACAGTGCCTACTTTGGCGGTAGTTACGATTTTATTGTAAACATACCCTACCAATTTAGTGAGGCAGACATATACCAGCTACGTGCCCTGGTTAACTTTTACAAACTGGCCGGAAAAAGATACGACGTAATAGTAAACATATAAAAAGATGGATAAAATAAGCTTACAAGACAGAAGGGATTTTCCCTTAACAACCAACTCCCTTGCATTTATGCAGGCTGCTTATGCCGCACTCGAAAAGCTGGGTTATATAGGCGGCGATAATTATATAGTATCAGGATGTAATGTTACGGGCTCAAGTGCGGCCTCCGGTTATATGTTCCTCAAAGGTATATTGATGCCTTTTGTAGGTGGCAGCATAGCAAGCAACGTGCAAATAGTTAAAACGGTAACCATAATAAATGTTGATGCTGGGGTACGCGAGCAAACCTCATACCGTGCCGAATTTGGAGTATCCGCAGAGCCAACAAATAATGTGGCATGGGCTGATATTGTCAGGACTGATACTATTATTAGTCTGATGTCTCAAATTACCGCTCTGGGTAATCGCATGATGGATGCGGAAGAGGATATTTTGGCAAATGCGCAGGATATACAAGTTAACATCGACAACATAGAAGCTAATGCCGTCGCTTTGGCTGGTAAGGCTAATGACAACTTAGTATATGCAGCACGAATTTACGAGGATGGTACCACTTCATCATCAACAAAAATAGAAGTGTTCGTTAATAAAGGCAACTTTATTACAAATGTAGAGCACACTTCGGGTGATGAATTCAGGTTGCATCTGGCCGCATCTAATTCAAATTGGATGAACGATTTGGAAATACAAGCGGTATCTGCACTACCATCAACCAGCACAGTAAGCAGAAACGTTACTTTTTTCTTTAGAGATGCCGCTTATATATCTGCATTTCTAATCGATACAAGTGGAAATGCAGCTGCAAACGGTTCTTTTTGGGTACGTATTTATAAATGGGCATAACCATGGCAAAACAATCATTAAACACGCTTAAAAACTGGTTTAAAACAGGCCTTAAACCATTACAGGTGCAGTTTTGGCACTGGATGGATAGCTTTTGGCATAAAGATGAACTGATACCCGCCACCACCATCGACGGCCTCCAAGGTCTGCTTGATAGCAAGGTCGATAAAAAGGACGCCGTTGACCCTGAACAGGTGGGTGTTTATGACCCTGCTAAAAACTATGTGTACGATCCACTCGTGGCTGAATATGTAAGCTTTAGCAACCCGGCAAGTGAAGAACCTAAGTTTACGGTAGAAGGCTTTTACAGGCTTACGGAAAATGCCCCCGCAGGCCAAAACCCCGAAACACACCCGGCGCATTGGTCTTATCAGGGCACGGTGCTGGGTGAGATTACTATTAATGACGTTGTGGGGTTACGGGAGGAGTTGGATGATTTAGCGGCGAATATGAATTCCTTTGTTTCACGAATTACAAAATCATTATTGATTGTAGATAATGTAATCGCAATTGATTATGAGGGTAAAACTCAATTTGTATCTAATAATTTACTTTTAGTTACTGCAAATGCCAGTATTTCATTTAGTAATCAGCCACAATCGTGCGAATTACAGTTCAGGGTTAATATTGCGAACATGGCAACGCTTACTTTTCCTGCTGGTACTTACATGCAAGAAAGCGAAGGCAGATGGGATTCCATAAACAGGGTGTTTACACCTGAATCCGATGGCAAATATGAAGTCGTGATTACCATTGTTGATGGTGATTATTATTTAAAAATCTCTGATTTAATGATAAGCTTATGAGTGTAATCTCAAATAATGGCCGATTATTAGGTAAAAAGGGATTTTCAAAGTCTCAATTTGTACTCAACTTCTCTCTCCAGGCAGGGGACACATTAGAACTGAATCTTTCCTCTGCCGCGCAAGGGGGTTATAACGATTTTATAATTGATTGGGGAGACAATTCACCTGAAGAGCATATTCAAGGTTTTTCAACAATACATGGCCAT